AAGACAAGTCTTATCGAAACTGTTACTTGGTCTGTACGATATTGTTCACTCATACCTATACCAAAATATCTTGCACCTGCACCACCAGATGTTATATTCGTATCATATCCTACAATACCACCCTCTACTATAAGTCCTGCGAACTTTAGAGGTTTTAGTTGATTCTTAACATCACTTTCTCCATCATATAATTCTCTTGTTGATCTTATTAGTTGTCTCTCTTTTATAAGAGCATCTAGTCCTTCTCTCTCTAAAACTATAAACCATGGATCATTACCACCTACTGATTTTAGAGCATTGATAACCCACACTTCAGGACCTTGTGTTACAGCAGTTGATAGTTGACTGAACTTTGTATTTGGTTTTCTTTGTCCTGTTTTATCAGGAAAATTATAAACTGCTATTGTAATTTGTGGTTGCCCTAATTCAGGTATCAACTCTAATCTTTTCATAGTATCAGTTTCCATAGTATAAGGTGTTTCACCTTGATAGAAACCCTCAGGTGGTGTAGTTGTAGCACAACCTGATAAAAAACAAAACAAAAATATTGCTGCTGTTATTTGTGGGAATGTAAAATCCATATTTTTTAAAATTTAAAGTCGCCTACAGGCACAGACATTACTGTTGTTGAACCATCAGGCGATGTTATTGTTAATGTGATTACTTCAGTTGATGTATCTTTGACCCAAGCAATTTGTGAACCCTCGACTTCAGCAGTGCCAGATGTAGGACAAGTACCCTCACATTCTGTGCCAAACATATTATCTACTAACTGTTTTGATAAATTAGCATAAATTCTACTCTCAACATTTTTAATAAATTTATTGATTGTAGTATTATTTTCATCACGCTTAGCAGCCGCGTCAGCAGACTTTTGATCGTCTTTGATTTTGTTTTCTCTACTATATCTTAGTTGCTCAAGTGATAGAACATGAGTAGAATAACCATTACCTGAAAATGATGGATTGCTGAACTCTTGTACTAATTCACTTGCGATACTAGGTGTCGAAAGCACATAACAAAATAGACCTAGCACCATAACTTTAAGTGCTTTCATACTAATATTTATAATAAGATATAGTCTAGTTAATAGACTTTTTAGAAACTCTCTCTGATTTTCTAGATTTGTTACTCTTTTGATTCTCTTGCATTTCTAAAACCGTGTTTAATTTAGACCTTAATCTGATAAGGTCATTATCTAACATTCTTATTCTATCTAATAAACCTATCAAAGCAGTATTTGCTTGACCTAACTTTGCCTTGATATTCTCTGTGGTAAACTTGTAAATAAAGTATATAAAATACCCCATAGCGATTGCAGCCAATGTGGCAAAACCATACTGGTTTAATATTTCAATTACTGTCATTTTACTTGATATATTTTTTCATCAACAAATATAAACCATAACAAGCAAATAGATATATCGTTGCCACACCTACATCTACTAAATGTTCTCTCATGTTATAGATAAATTCTATACCTGCTTGTACATCACCCATACTCTCGCCACCGTAATTATTCTCTACAATCTTTGTGCCTTCAAAATTTTCTATTGTTTGTTCCATTAGTCTTTTCTTGCGTCTGTTTTACCCTCTGCTCTAGATATTCTATCTTCATCTGGTCTTAGTTTTAGAGCATGAGATATCAGCAAATCTAGTTTTATCATATCATTATTCATGGTCTTAATTCTATTATCTAGACCCATGATAATACCATGAATACTATTGACTTGACCGATTACTGAATCTAAAATATATTTGAGAATGATATATATAAAAACACCCATAACTGTAGCAGACGCTACAGGTAAACCAAACTCCACTAGTATTTCAAAAAATAAACTCATTGTATTATCTATTTATACGCTAAAAAAAAGGGGTGCCGAAACACCCCTTGTTTTGTTATATTGATTAGTTTATTTTTTAGTGTATATTGAGTAAAGTACCCAAACAGCAACTAAACCAACTAAACCTTGAGCACTAAACCCAGCGATTATTGATTGTACATTTGCTATCACACTTATATCTGGCCAGAATGGTACATTTTGCCCACTAAATAAAACTTCAAGCACGATACCTAAAGCGATAAGTGAGACACCAACATCTGCTAATGCAGCTGCCCAGCCCTTTATTTTCGTAATAATTTCCATATAATTCTCCTCATATGATTTGATATCTCAAACTATACATGATATGATAGATATATTTATATTAGAAAGGGGTTAGGATAGAACATCCCAACCCCCATATAAAGAAACAGGTGGAGAGATTAATCATCATTCGCTAGTTTTGAGAAGTAATCTAGTGTTTCATCACCGTCATCATCTTCACTACTAGCAACCGAAGTATCTGCTGTTTCGTTTACAACTGGCTCACTAACTGTTGGTGATGTAGGTGGGTCCATAACATCTTCAGCTGTACCAGTATTTCTAACACCACTTAAAACTTTATCAAGTTTCGCTTTTAACTCATCATAAGATTTAAAGTTTTCAGGTGCAAGAAATGGTTTTAATGGATATTGTTTATTCCATAATTCTTCTATAGCCTCATCATTGTCTTTGATAGTAGATGGACTATCGAACTCTGATTTATCATAATTCCAGTAACCATCAACTTTTCTAATTTTTAGTTTAAAGTTTGCACCTTCCCAAAAATCAAATGGGTTGATAGGTTTTTCATCTTCAAATTCAGGTTTCATCGCCTCAGTAATCTTATCAAATATCTTTTTACCGAACTTGAATAATTTTACTTGACCTTCATTCTCAGGATGTTTAGGATCACTAACGATTAGAACATTTGCAACATAAGATAATTTTCTTTTTCTTTTTCTTGCAATCTCTTTGTCAGCGTCAACACCAGAGTTCCAAAGTAAACTGTTTGATTCACTAACTGGATCTTTCTTGTTAAGTGTTGTTAAACTATTCTCAATATACCAGCCACCAGGACCTTGAAATGCATGAGACCATAGTCTTGCCCATGGTAAATCTTCATCTTTTACAGCAGGTAAAAAACGAAATACTGCATAACCATTACCTGATTTATCTAGTTCTGGTTTCCAGAATCTATCATCTTGATATGAGTTTGATTGTTTTTGAGGTTCAGCGACTTTGTTTAGTTCGCCTATAAGTGTGTCTAGATTAGACTTTGACCTTTTTAAGGCCGCAATACTTGTATTCATATATATTCTCCGTATGTTAATTGTATGTTATTATATGTGTCTGTATTAATCGACATTATTATTTATAATGCGAAATAGGTGGGACTATGGATTTACCCACAAGCGAGGACGCAGATACCATTCTGAAACCTCAACAACCCGTTTCATCTTGTCAGATATGTGATTCATAATTGGTAAGATTACAAACCTGGGTACAACCCCTAAACGGTCAAGTTCGACCCTCTGGTGAAAGCCTCTTCCTTGCACTATAAAAAGAAAGTAATTAGTTTTCTTTTGCATTATCTGTATTATAACACATTTGTTGACCCTTGTCAAGCTGTGCTACAAAATTTTTACAAACTTCTATCATAATCGGTAAACCATCACCATCGGTAAACTCTTTCCAAAGTGGACCGTCATGTGCTTCATGACCACAGTTTTGGCATACATTAGATATCATACTGGTTTTACCAATACTTTCGGTAATATATCACAATTATATGATAATGTTCTTCTCATTTGCTCTGTTTGTCTAAATGGATAAACAGCATGAACCAATGTATATGGGAATATAAAGAAGTCTCCTACTTCTGGACTTACTCTCATTTGAGACATTGATAACGAATGTTGATTACCACCAATAAATTCTAAATGACCATTTGCAGGTTCATGATTATTTGTGTATTCTTCGCCATATGTATCTGGTACTTTTAAAAATAAAACTGATGATAGACCAACTAAACTATTTTTGCTAGAATGAAAGTGAGCAGGATTATATTCGCCTGCATACATATCATTTACCCAAACATTGTCTAAAGATAATTGATGTGTATTTACTAATACTGAACCTGATCTTTTCATATACTCTTGAAAACACATCATGAAAGTACCTTTTATCTCATCATTTAAAATAGGTCC